CTGTGCTTGATGAGTTTGTGAGCCCAACGGGTACCGGCCCCATGTGTGCCGGCATGTCCTTTGCGGTGCCTTGTGTGTTGTCGCAATGTCACCGCAATGCCCTTAACGCCTTAGTTTTTAGGCATCTTAGTGCCCCAATTAACTCTTGTACTTCCCACCTGGCCAACCCATTTTTAACCGTATATAAGCAGCTCGCAAGGAACATTGCTTTTACCAAGTTCCCCGAATTGGAGTCAGGGGAGTGGAGGATTGGAAAGCCGACTCACAAGTTGCAGAACATTGATCGGTCACGGGCTTATGACTGCGTGCGACCTAACAAGGCAAAGAGTTTCTGCAAGCGTGAAGTCAACGTGGCTGTACCCACAAAAGCGCGCCTCATCCAGGGCAATTTCAACGAAATCACGGCGTACGAGCATCCCGCTGAGTATGCAGTGATGAACGCCATAATGAAGGCCCTCGGTGACGAGGAGTTCAGCTGGTGTGGAGTCCAATGCCGCTTCGTGTACGCTGGGGGATTGAATCATGACACCCTCAGCAGTGTGTTCACTGATGAGTGTCACAGGGCCGGGCTAAAGATTTTCGATGAGCGAGATGGCAAGAATTGGGATTCTACCATGAACTTCCAATTACTGAATGCCGAAGCCCAGGTTTACGAGATGCTCAAGTTGCGCAGTGCCAGCAGGTTTCTGCAGCGTTGCGCCAAGGTCACCGGAATCATACGCACAAAGGTACCGGGTGGTTGTGTGATATTGAAGTATCTCACTGCCTGGAAACGATTGTCCGGTGACTGGAACACCAGTGTTGGAAATACCATTATTTCCATGATCATCATATTTACAGCAATCCGTGACCTTCCTCCGCACCTACGGCCCAGGCGGTGGTGCGGATTGTTCATGGGTGATGATTATTTGGGCATCCTGAATTATGATCAGCGACCGGATGTCCGTGCGCTCGAGACGGCTTTGACAGCCATCGAGTCATCGTGCGGCATTACACCGGTCCGTGCCCTATTTGATGATCCATTGGCCATTTCATTCATTTCATTGACGCCATGGCCAACACACAGCGGTGGATTTCAGTTCGTTCCCAAACCGGGCAAGCAGCTGGCCAAGCTGTTTTGGGCGAAGGATAGGAAGCACCAAGCCAGGGTGCATGACTACGCCCACACGATAGCCACTTCTTTTTGGAAGACTTTCCACGGATTCCCACTAATGATGAAGTTCCTTGCGCACCACTACTCTCCCGGACGACAGCTCGTGAAGCTGGACCGCTATATCGTCGAGCCCTTGACTTTAGAACCGAATGACGTTGATTGGCGGTCGGGATTCGTGTATAAGTACAGGATCCCCTATTCAGCTTTAGCTTTTGAATTTCCGAGCGAGGGGGGAGTGTGGCACCACCCGGCCATTGACCACATGATCAAGGTGGAATCTTTGGACCCCCATGAGCGGGTGGAGAGGCTGCAACATTGACCAGGCGCGAGTGTGTGATTTCGATTACCCACAATTTGACTCGAATTTTCTCGCTAACTATGTCTCAGGCCACT